TCGTTCGCCAAAATCCGCATCGCAGAAACAAGGGTTGCGGACGACGAACAATGTGTTCTACCCAATCCCTCATCAACGTCTTTCATCATGAATACCTTCTCTTTCGGCTCGGTGAATCCGAACGTTCGTACCAAGCGAGCGGTTGGGAATCGACCCCAATCGGCAACGGAGCTTGCAGCCCTCTATGTGCCAAGATCCAATCACGCTCCAAATTGCTAAGGGTCACTTCAACGTACTAGAAACAGTGCCGTAGCCGTCGCCGTTGCCGTAGCCGTAGCCGTAGCCGTAGCCGTTGCCGTAGCCGTTGCCGTAGCCGTAGCCGTAGCCGTAGCCGTAGCCGTAGCCGTTGCCGTAGCCGTAGCCGTCGCCGTCGCCGTAGCCGTTGCCGTTGCCGTAGCCGTAGCCGTTGCCGTTGCCGTAGCCGTAGCCGTAGCCGTAGCCGTTGCCGTAGCCGTTGCCGTAGCCGTTGCCTATTGGCTTGACTGTTACAGTCCCCATGCGTCCTCCACTGGAATCGTAAAGACTTCAGATCCTTCAGGAATATCAACAGGATTAGCCAACGCTTTCAGCGTTACTTTGCTGGACTTTGGATTGGCAATCATTCCGTCGAAACCGATAGACTCCCACCGAAAAACGTGGATAGCTCTAGTCAGCTTGATACGCCCGTTCTCTCGCGTCACGTCGCCAGCAAAAATCCAGCCGCGATCTACCACGACTACGGCTCGCGTTCCTGTCGCCGGCGTAACTTCTTCCACGTATTTCACTCCATCTACAATCACTGATTTCACTTTATCTACCTTTTGTTAAAACTAAAAAACTAAGACAAAAAATTGCAGGGACGGCTCTTCCTCTGAGATCCAGCCTCCCTGCTGCACCGATTGCAGTTATGAAGACCTGCGGCTCTAGTGCTCACCAACGTTTCGCGTCCCGTTTCAAGACGCTCCGACGCCCTCGGCTTACTTCGTGGCTGCAATGAACATTTCATCCAACACTGTCACCGCCAGCATCAATCTCGACTTCAGAAACTCAATCCTAGGCTCGCTCCGTTCAACACGAATCACGACTAAGTTTTGCGGACTCTGCATCCTCGGATCGTAGCTTACGAAGTCGCACCACTTGCGACCAGTCACTAACAGATGCCCCACAGTCTGCCAATCGTATTCTTTTGGTACTTCTCGACTGAGTAGGGTCTTAACGTGCACAGATGGATCGTAGGGGCACTTGACTTCAATGCACCCGTCCACACCGACTAGCCCATCAGGAGTCCCACCAATCCAAGCGTTGTAGTGAAAATACTGGAACGGTCTTGAATCGACTTCATAGCCAGTTCTCGCACGGTACTCGTCGATCGCTAACGGTTCGTTTTCTGTACCCCACTTCGTCGCGCTAGCAGAAATCGAACACCACGAACCAAGCGACTCAGCTACCAGCAACCGAAGGTAGTTGTAACCCGTCTGGGTAAATGCCGCACCCTTCTCCCTACCTTCTCCCATGAGATCACCGAAGCGACTGCACGTAATCTTGCCGGCACGTTTCAGCAACCACTCTTCTCTTGCTGCTTCGTCTCCATCGACGATAGCAACGTCTTCCGTCATTGATTCTAAATCAAGCATTCTTCACCTCCTTACTTCAAAGTCACCACAGACCAATCATCAGACATATTCCCATTCGTCCGATTCTTCTTCTTTCCCTTGTACGTTATCTGCACAGGAGTATTCGGTGCAATCTCGTTGTTTTCAAACACCGCAACTAACCGCTTCGACCCGTTGACTACTGTTCTCACCTCGCCATCGATCGGCTCGACGAACACCGCACACGGCAGCAAGATATCTTCACCAGTCTTCTGATCCAGAACGATACGTTCCTGGACGCAGCTAAAAAACATACGTCTCTTTTCACCGACTTTTTCCGGTGTCCAATACTGTTGACTCAGATCGACGCTGGCTACTTCCAGCTTCGACAGGTCTAGATTTTCTGGTACTATCAAACTCATTCTCATTCACCCTTTCGTGGATTCAAAACTTCTGCGTGGATCGACGTTTGGACTTCAAACGTATCAATTGTCTCTGGTTCCGTTTCGTCCCTGCATTCGATCACCCATGTAGCCTCACAAAGGCTGTTGCGTTTGGAGGTACGTATAGCCTCCTCCTTGATCGCGTAAAAAAACGAAGAAGATCCATAACTTGTCCAGCGCGTTGATCCTTCTAGTCTTGCTTGTCTGTTCATGCGTACACCTTCATCTCGTACTGTCACGCCCTGCACTCCTCTTCCTTCAGCCTTTCAATCCCCTCCAGATACTCATACTTTCGGATCGGCTTGACATCCCAAACAACAGCTCGATGCTGAAACGTTTCCGCCAGATCCGCTTTGAGTTTGGATAGTGTCAACGCTTCATTGCCGACAATCTCCACCACCGCGTAGTGCGTTCGCGAATCGTCGAATCTGCCACTTGTAAATGCGTCGCAATTCGGATCGGAGTAGAACGAAAAAGAAGCAGGAGACGTTTGAAAGAACCAAGTGATTTTCACCCGAACGTACAAGTTAGCCATTTCGAATTCCTCCTGTATTGAACTCCATTCGATACGCAACGGACTCTTCTTCGACGGCATACCAACCGTGAAGAATCGACACGCAAACGAAACCAGCGTTGCGAAAAAATAGCTGACCATCAAGGTTCCTTTCACGTAGTTCGCATACGATCTTGCGCCGTTTCTGCGGATCTAGTTTCGACTTCAATCGTTCGCCAAAATCCGCATCGCAGAAACAAGGGTTGCGGACGACGAACAATGTGTTCTACCCAATCCCTCATCAACGTCTTTCATCATGAATACCTTCTCTTTCGGCTCGGTGAATCC